CTCAACCGCTTTACCGCTTCTTGCACAAGCGCGTAGTTTTCGTCGGACATTTGCCACCATTCTTGCCAATCAAAATTGCTGCAATCCGGGCCGATCTCGGTGTCCAACACATCCAAGATCAACTTCAGAATCTCTGCGTCAGTCATACCCGCACCTCACTTCAACGATTCATAAGTTGTCATTTCCGCGGCTAGTTCAAGACGCACGACCTCGGCTTGCAGTTTACGGCGCTCGGCACGTAAGAAGTCGAGTTCTTCTTCAAGTATCGGCATTGCCTCACTCAGGCCAATGATGTCGGCCAATTCGTCCGCAGCCGCTTCGAACAACTCGCGTTCTTTTTCCGACTTCGAAATAGCGGACAACCGTAAAGCAGCGCGATAGGCTGCTTGGTCACGTTCTTGGGAATCTAATTGTTTTTTCATTCACATTTCTCCGTTAAAGGGTAAGCGAGATTACGGGATGTTGCATACAGATGCAAGCCTCTTTATTCTTGGCTCTTGAACCAGGAGAAATAGATGAAGTGGTTTAAGCAAAAGTTGTGGTTGATAAAGTATCGGTGGATCAGTTTCAAAACCGGGCCTATGCCTTGGAGCAAACCTAGTAGGTGGCAGCGCCGTAACCGCTGGTATGGTGGCAGTGGGGAGCAGCACAATACGATGACCATGGCGGCGTTCTTCATACACAAAGAAGCGATGGAGATAGGTCTCAACCCAGAAGAGCAGATTTACTACGACTTTATCGACGACCGAATGCGGGAAGAGTTTCCCGAATACCCGTGGAAGAGCTAGGTTTGTTACGAAAGGTAACGAGTGTTACTTCACGTAGCACGGGTCACGGCTCGGGGGACAAAAAACGGCTTTCTATATAGAGTTTTCTGAGCAAAATACTTTTTTGAAAAAAAAATAATTTTCAAAATGCCGGTACAGCCGGTACGGCGGTACAGATCGGCTCTAGCCCTTGTCGCATAAGGCTTTCAGCCGTACCACTGCCCGTACCACTGTTTTGCAGTGGTGGGACAAAAATCAAAAAAAAGGGACGTGGGTTATAGGGCCTCAAAAAAAGTTTTTATAAAAAAAAATAAAATTGCTGGGAAAAGTCTATAACACTAAGGCGATTAACGAATGTATGGGATTAGTCCTTGACATCGGACGTTTGCATAGTGTTAGCGTTTCCACTGGTAACGAAAACACTGAAGTAGGTAATGTTCTATTTAATCGATAAATTTATGGCTTGGCTCCGGCCAAAACCGAAACCTGATAAGGCGCTATCGCGTTTGGTTTCGGACTACGAAAAGAAAAAAGAAAAGGTTGCAACCCTGGCTGATATATCAGACTATTCGCATACACCTATAACAACGGATGCGAATAATGACAACGATAAAGAAACTTTTAGATACGGACACGACGAACGGCAACACCAAAGTAGCGAAAACGGCAGCGTTTGAGACCAGCTTAGGCCCCGTGCGACTGGCCTCCTTAAGCCTGCTCCCGAATGACACGTTATGCCCTGGCAGCAAAGCCGCCGGGTGTATGAAACCCTGCTTAAAAGAATCTGGTTTGGCCGCCGTGTTTGGATCTATCAACAAGGCCCGACAAGCTAAAACCGATTTTTGGCATTCTGATCAACCCGGCTTTCTGGATCAATTACGCCGGGAACTAACTAATTTTTCAAAACTATGCTGCAAGCAGGGCGTGCAGGGCGTCGTGCGGTTAAATGTATTGTCGGATATTCAGTGGGAGCGGCACGGTATACCGCAAGCATTCCCGGAGTTGTTTTTCTTAGACTACACAAAGCTTACCGAGCGACTTGGCAAAACGCCCTCTAACTATCATTTGATATTCAGCTACAGCGACCGACCGCAATATGCTAAACAAGTCGAGCGTGCTGAGAAAACCGACGCGCCGATTGCTGTGGTTTTTAAAAATGGAATGCCGACCGAATACCGAGGCCGCCCGGTTATCGACGGCGATGGATCGGACATATTGAACGCCCTGGCCGGGCCTGTAGTGGTCGGTCTTAAAGCCAAAGGCCCCGCCAAAAACGACACAACCGGCTTCGTGGTCGATGCCAATTTGATTGCGAGCGTGACCGCCTAAAATTTTAAAAAATCGCTTGCAGTTATCCTCCAATATGCGAGGATTCCCATGCGGCATTCATTCAGGCCCCGCCGCTGGCCCCCAAAATAGGTAAACATGTGATGTTAGATACCAAACTAGAAAACCAAAACGGCACGCTGGAAAGCATCTTGCGAACAATTAGCGAGCAAGCTTCGCGCAAAGCCGACTATATAGCGCCCACTAGTGAGCTTCAGGTACAGACTACCGACGGCTGCACTAGCGTGGTTTTTGAAGCTAATCGTGGTGAACCGACACAATTTTTTGAAACTAACGAGGTTGCGTTTCAGCAACTAGCGGCTAACTGCGACATTGACGTGCGAACCGCTCGCCGGTTGCGAGACAATGAGAATTACGCGCCGGAATTTGATGCGCTCGTGAATAAAATTCTTGTCAATGAACCCAAAAACAAAATGATTCGCACGTTTGACGGCGAAAAGCCTATCTGCCGCGCCATTGTCAGCGATAAGTTTAAAACCTTCGATAACGTTGACCTGGTAAAAGCTGCGCTGCCGCAGTTAATTGATTCCGATGCGAATTGGAAAATTGTAAACGGCACGGTCACGGATCAGCGTTTGTATATGCGCCTCAAATCCGAAAACCAAATAGCGGAGCCAGCAGTCGGCGACACGATGGCTAACGGCATACTTTTAAAAAATAGCGAGGTCGGCCTGGGTTCCGTCGAAGTATCCCAACTGGCTTGGACACTGTGGTGCCTTAACGGTTGCACTACTGAAAACAAATCCCGCCACACCCACGTGACTAGTGCCCGTGGTGGCGACCAATGGGCATTGCTAACCGATGAAGCTAAGAGCGCGGACAATAAGGCGCTGGAATTGAAATTGCGCGACGTGGTCGCAGCGTACGGTAGCCGTGAATCCTTCGATGCGCACGTCGAACTAATGCGCCAGGCGCATGGCGATATTGTGGAAAACGGGTTAGCTAATCCGCAAGGCGTGGTCGACGCCGTTGTGTCTGTTCTCAAACTGCCCAAAAAATCCAGCGGCGACATAATGGCGGGACTTATGCAAACGATACAACAGCCCGGATACACCAATAAGCCTATCTCGCGTGCGACTATCGTTAATGCGGTCACTGCGGTCGCCCATACTGCCGACGCTGACAGTTTAGACGATTGGTATTCAAATGGCCGCACGGTGTTAGATTTGCCTCGCAACCAATGGGAAACCATAGCGCTGGCCGCATAGATCTACCCACCCACCAACACAAGCCCGCCTTGAGCGGGCTTTTTTTTGCTTGTGATTCGTATGCGGTTACTCTTATACTTGCGTCAACGCTGCAACCCGCAGCGCACAACTGAGATACAAACATGGAAAATGAAAGATATTTTGATGAAGACGGAAACCGTTTGGCAAACCCCATTACGGAAGAAGAAACGGTGATAACGGTGGGCGATACTGTAACGCTGAACGCAAAAATAGCAGAGCTCGAAGCAAGCCTTCGCACAGCGCAACACAAAATTGAGCAACAAGAAAACTGGCTTGAAAAGAATAGAAAACGCAACGAACAACTTTGCGAGGCGATCCTGCCGATTATAGAGCATAAGATCCATTTCATTGTCGACAATGCGGTGCATGATCAATTAGAGGATTTCGATATTTCACAGCACAGTTACTTCGATACCGCAGTTTGTGAAGTTATCAGAGACTACGACTTCAGCGAGGTTATCGAAGAAGCGGTTGCCGATATCGATCTGGACTACAAAATTGCTGAGGTTATCAACAACGGCGAATTTAGGTTCACTCGGTAGGAGGTGCGCAATGGATCTAAACGAAATCACAATAACGCCAGAGCAGTCTTCGGCACTGGTGCGCATCTTCGAGCGTCACGTCCGCGACAGCCACGATTTGACGTTCCGCAACCTGGGCTTTTTAGATTGGATCGACCGGGACGTGATTGCTTTGCATTATGACGACTGTCTGTTGGCGGTTGTCCCTGGGATGCACATTGGGATTGAGCGCGACGGGTACGCTCATACCTAGACGATCCGTCGATCTGCAAGCAAGCCCGCCATAGTGCGGGCTTTTTTGTGGGTTGTTCTTTTTATGCGTTTACTCTTATACTTCGCAAACGCTGCAAACCGCAGCGCAACAATAGGAAAAAGAAACAATGGACAAAGTGATAAAAATTCGACCTGCTAAACTGCTACTAAGCTGGCAGTACGATCCGCGCAAAGCCTATGACCGATGGTACTTCGACGACAAAGACGACAAAGAACAGTGGCTAGAAGAGGCGTGCGGTATCATTCCGGACTTTTTTGAGCGTGCGTTGTCGGTAGACCCGTTTGTCGATATCGAATCAATCGCTGAAACAATGGATAAACTTTATGGTTTTGGTGGGTTCCAGGCGTACCCAATAGACGGCGAGGTTAACGCTCAGGGGACCTACGTGAGCCAATATGATGATGACCCGCACCTGGAGCCATACATCGCATTTACAAGCCTGGACCCGTCACGCACTAACGTCGAAATGTTTGTTTACCCCTACGGTTTTGTGGGACTTCGCGACAGTCACGGCGCAACGAAAATAGCGAGGTTCGACTAATTAACCGCTCGGTTAACCGAATTAGCCCGCCATAGTGCGGGCTTTTTTTGGTTCTTATTTACCGGTTAAACCTGCCGGGAAGGGCGGGCCGCTCCCCAGGTTCAAACGTACGGGGTCCAAGATCCGCGACCCGCGACCCGCTTGCCATAGTCCAAACCTATCGAAAACCGGCCCCCGGAGCTGCGATCTGGGCCGAGCCCGGCCCGATCTGCCCCCAATTTGGCCGCTATTGATAGGCTGCGGCTATTGATCCCCGGCCCCTGATCCCCGGCCCCTGGTCCGCGATCCGTAAGCAATCGTGCAACCTTTCCGGAGTTGGAAGTTAAAAAAAGACTTCCAGGACGTGACCCAGTGCCCCCGGCCCCTGGCTCCGGGTCCCCCGGACAATCGAGGCAAAACTACTGCCCTTAGCACGTTTCAACTGGCCCGATCCTCGCGCACCGGGCACCGCGCACACAGCACGTGTACATGCGCAGGTTTTACGCAAACAATTCACAGTAAAAACGAACCAAGATCCGTGACCCTTTAACTGTGATAAAAAAGTGCTATATTTGCGCCCCAAGTCCACTTTGGTATGGGATTTGATGCATGGCTAAAGAAGCCGGGAAAGTTGAAACGCGGGGTCGTCCGCGAGTGTCCGAAAACACGCGTTTGACCGGGAAGCAAATTAAGTTTGTCGAGTTGGTTGCGACGCGAGAGGGGCAGGACACGCTCCGTAATCTGGCCGCTGAGGCGGGATTCAGTGTGAAGGGTGCGCATACTCGTGCGTATGAGATGTTGAACCCGCAAAAATCGCCGCATATTGTGAAGGCGTTGCGTGAGCGGCGGCGCGAGTTGGCTGAAAAGTATGAAGTGACGTATGCCAGGCATATTCGAGATTTACAGCATATCCGTGACACGGCTTTGGAAGCAGGTGCGTACAGTGCTGCGGTGCAGGCGGAGAAAGCACGGGGCTTGGCCCAGGGTGACATATACGTGAATAAGAGCGAGATTCGTCATGGGTCGATTGACCAGATGTCGAAAGAAGAGGTCGTAAAGGCTTTGAACGAACTGAAGGCTCAGTTGGGCGAGAAGGTGATCGATGTCGAAGCGGACGGAGTCGAACTTCTGGAAGGCGCTCAAGGCTAACGTTGAAAAGCTGGATTCGGACGTTGTTCTGACGCGTATCGAAAACAGTCAGACGCCGGGTATACCGGATTTGTTGTTGATGGACCGTCGTAAACGGCTGCACATGGTTGAGTTGAAAGTCGCGAAGGGGAACCAGGTCAACTTGTCTCCGTTCCAGGTGAGCTTTGCGGTCCGGCACCAGGGCAGCAATTGCTGGGTCTTGGTGCAGCGTTGGCGGCCATCGGACACGCAGGCGGAATGTTTGTTGTATTCAGCGGATCAGGTGATGGATGTGTCGGTGAATGGCATGAACAAAACAAAGCCGCGTCTACTTTTTCCCTGTTCGTCGGGCTATAGTCCGTTTATTGAGTATTTGAGTCGGGGGCCCCTTTGAGCCTTAGTCTGGACTCCACGGCGGATGTACAAAAATTACGTTTAGAGTTGCGTTTGAAGCAGCTTGAGCGTGTGGAATCCTGCCAAAATAATTTTTTACCATTTGTAAATGCTATGTGGCCCCAGTTCATTGCGGGTCGGCACCATCATTTGATCGCTGAAAAGCTAGAGCAGATCGCGAATGGTGAATTGAAGCGTTTGATCATCAACATGCCACCGCGTCACACGAAGTCTGAGTTTGCGTCGTTTTTGTTCCCGGCGTGGATGATAGGGCGCAATCCGGCGATGAAGATCATACAGGCGACGCATACGACCGAGCTTGCTGTGAACTTTGGTAGGAAGGTCAAGAATCTTCTGGAGCAGGACGAATACAAAGAAGTTTTTGACGGGACGGTGCTGTCGCAGGACAGCAAGGCGTCGGGACGCTGGGACACGAAATCCGGTGGTATGTATTACGCGGTTGGCGTGGGCTCAAACTTGGCTGGTCGTGGTGGTGACTTGATTATCATTGACGATCCGCACTCAGAGCAGACGGCGATGTCGGCGAGTGGGTTTGAGAACGCATGGGAGTGGTACACGGCAGGGCCTCGACAGCGTTTGCAGCCGGGTGGCGCTATCGTTCTGGTGCAGACGCGCTGGTCTGAGAAAGACATGACGGGCAACTTGATCCGTCAAATGACCAGGGACCCCCACGCTGATCAGTGGGAAGTTGTGGAGTTACCGGCGATTTTGCCGTCTGGGGAGCCTACGTGGCCTGAGTTTTGGAAAAAAGAAGAGTTAGAGTCTGTAAAAGCGTCGATACCGCCATACCAGTGGAATGCGCAGTATCAGCAGGCACCGACGTCAGAAACACTGGCGATCTTAAAGCGCGAGTGGTGGAAGATCTGGGAAGGGGTGACCATACCAAACTTGCAGTATGTGATTCAAAGCTACGATACGGCGTTCTCGAAACGCGAGACTGCGGACTACAGTGCGATCACGACGTGGGGTGTGTTCTATCCAGAAGAGGCTGGGGGCCCCGCGAATCTAATCTTGCTCGATGCGAAGAAGGGCAGGTGGGATTTTCCAGAGTTGAAAGAAATCGCTTTGGACCTGTACAAGTATTGGGAGCCCGAAACGGTAATTATTGAGGCAAAAGCCACAGGGACCCCTCTGACTCACGAGCTACGGCAGGTTGGCATACCTGTTGTAAATTTCACACCGAGTCGTGGCAATGACAAGTTATCGAGAGTACATTCTATCTCTCCGTTGTTTGAAGCGGGGATGATCTGGGCCCCGGACGAAAGCTGGGCGCACGAGGTGATTGAAGAGTGTGCTGCATTTCCGAACGGAACCCATGATGACTTGGTGGACAGCACGACGCAGGCGTTGATGCGATACCGTCAAGGCAACTTTGTAAATCTGCCCAGTGACGATTGGGAAGACAGTTATGAACCAAGTCAAATGATATCGGCGGCAAACTATTATGGCTGAACGTACACAAGCGGAGATGCTGGCGGATTTGGAGCGTGCTTTGGCGCGACAAGATGCAGATCGAGAGTTGTTTGAACGGCCAGCGCCCGTAGAGCGCGAGTTTGCGTACGGGATTCCCGGCGTTCAAGAAGAGGGTACGTTACCCACTCAGGTACTTAGCTATCTAGCTCCATTCCGCACCGAAGTATTGCAGCCGCCGGTCACGGAGTTTGGGGAGCCCCGAACTCAACTGAACCCCGTCACAAACCAACTTGAAGAGGTTGTTGATCGCACGGTTACTCCCGGCGTGTACGGCAAAACAGAGTTTGGTTTGGGATATGCCCCAATAGTTCGCGGTATCGGCTCTCTAGTGGACTACGGACAAGAGCTTATTGACAGTCCTGAAGCCCGCTCGCAGTTGGCGGACACTGTTTCACGGCTACCGGAACAAATGAAACGACAGTTGTACGGCGGCGCGGATGCTTTTGAACGTGGTCGGATTGAAACTGTCGATCCAAAAACTGGCGAAACATTTTCTGGTATTGAGTCTTTTTTTGCAGCCACAGGCCCTCTGGCCGTAGGAAGAGCCGTTAGCGACGTACCCCAAAACAGTTTTGGTATTTTTGGCTCAGGTAAAGGTAAGTCTGGCAAGCAAGCTGAAGATACGGTGGAGATGCTTGAGGAAGCGGGGCTTGACCCGGCGCAGGGTTGGGAAAGGCAGTCGGGCGCGAACACTTACAAAGCCTACCGTTCTAGTTTAGACAACAAGGTTCGCTATGAAATACCAATGACCAACGTGTCTTTCAAGCAAGCCTTCCGAGCCACAGAGGACCCCGAGGTAGAGCTTGGGAAGCTATTAGACCCGGATACTAGAACAGAGCAACGCCTCCTTGCCATGCAAGGGATGAGAATCCGACAAATCAATGATAAGGACTACTTAACGATACCGGGGTTTTTTGATCTAGATGAAGGACAACTAAACAAGTACGGGTTCACGCGATACGACTACAAGGCGGGCACGAAGGGGCTACAAAAATTTCCTTCACCCGTATTAGAGCAAATTATTGATTTTCCAGAACTTTTTGACGAATACCCCCAGCTTCGTAGTATCAGAATCGAGTCTACCCCGCCGTTGGCGTTTTTTGTTAAAGGTTCTTACAACCCCGAAACAAAGACCATTCAACTAGCAGATGTACCAAATACGCCCGAAGGCCGTAAAGACATGATGAGCACGTTGATGCATGAAGTGCAGCACGCTGTACAAGACATAGAGGGTCTTTACGGTGGGGCAAACACCGGCATGTTTGAACCAACCGGTTTTGCGGATCGCAAAACAAAAAATAGAGATGCTTTGCAAGCCGTAGAGGAAAGAATTGAAGACACACTCGATAGTCTTGTAATTACGACCGACGCGGCCCCGAAACCGACGATGTTTTCGACCGTTTTAGATTTTGGAAAACGAGCCATTGGTCAAGCGAAACCAACTCCCGATGACGGTCCTCCGTTGGTTAACGCTCTCCAAGACGCGCCAGAAGCAGAACTAAGACGTGTCAAATATCTCACTCAAGAGTATTTGCGCGAACGTGCGGAAGAAGCAGAGCTAGAAGCAAAGGGCGTTCTTTCCAAAGCACAGACCGCTCGTCAAGAATTAAATGACGCCATCGAAAAACGCAAAGCACAACTCAGAGAGATGGGTCGTCCGCAAGAACAGATTGACGCTGTAGACGACGAGTATAGAGGCCAAGCGTTTCGCTACTCGGGATCTGATCGCCGTATGATTAGTCTTAATGAAGCACTGAAAGAAGCTGGGGTCAAAGATCACGAAAAATTTGCAGAAAAAATTGCTGGGGCGTTCGACGAGCAGATCGAAGAACTAAGACCTCTCCTGAAAGAAAAACAGGACATTGAGGACATCGAGTCACAAATGTTTCAAATGTACGAAGGGAACCCTGGTGAGGTTGAGGCTCGGAACGTACAGCGACGTTTTGAAGGCGTAAAGAAAGATGAATATGTACGAGCGCCGTCTGGTGAATTAACCCGGTTTCCAGAAACGCTATCAGGCGAAGAACTACAGCGCGTCTTCCCCGAGGACACTCAACAAATGGTCTTGCCGGAAAGCGGGTTGGTGTACTCAATGCGCGAGGGCAGAAAGAGTGAGCCTTCGTTTTCAATAGACGACCCGAACAACCCCCAAATGGAACTACCCGGCATGGGGCCTCCCAAACCGCTGCCAAAAGACCCCGCTGAAGATCTGATCCCAAGGAGAGATTACCTACGCGGGGTTTTGGATCAGGATGATTTTCCTAATTCCAAAGCGCGTGTTGCGGTCGCTAGACAACTGGCTCAGAAAGAGAGAGAAATCGAACAGCTAAGAGCCGCTGCGGGTTATCCTACGGATAGAGACTACGCACAAGGCGGCGAGGTAAACCAAATGAGAAAACCAGTTATTTCGTCAGGGCTCTCGGGCCTGTTACGTGGCTTTACACAGGGACCCCTGGCACGTGTTTCACGTGAAACACAACAACCGGTAGGTATGTTCCGTGGCGGCGGCATGGGCCGTTTCGTCCCAGAGCTTGGTTTCTCCAACGTGCAGATTGACCCAACGCAGCTACCTGCGTACGTCGCCCCTGCGGCTGCAGAGGCATTGGCTGCACAGCAAGCTGTCGCTACGCCAACTACGCCTGCGACACGAGATTTGATAGCACAACAAAGAGCGTTAGAACAAGCGCAGGCTATGGGTGCTCTGGCAACGGCACCAGGGCAGACACCGAATGAACCCGGCATGTTTTTGAGAGAGGGCACCGACGTATTATTGTCGCCGAACGTAATAACAAATTATCAGGGACGAGGGGGCACCCGCCCGACCGATCCCGTAGCGACCGACCCAGTCGCCACAGACCCAGTCGCGACTGACCCGGTGGCTGCAGATCCCGTAGCGACCGACCCTGTGACAACGACTGATCCGGTGACAACGACTCCGGTAGCCACAACGCCGGTGACAACTACCCCAGTAACCACGACACCTGTGGCGTCTGAGCCCGTCCAAACTGTAGCGACCGATCCGGTCTATCTTCCTCCCGTAGAAACGACACCTGTCGTGGCAGGCCCGTCTGCTGCAGAGATTCTAGCCGCCGAACAAGCTGCCGCAGACGCACTCGCTGCTCAAGAAGCGGAACAGATAAGAATTGCACAAGAGGAAGCGGATCGTATCGCAGCAGAACAAGAAGCCATACGGATCGCAAATGAACAAGCTGCAGCAGAATTGCTTGCCCAGCAAGAAGCTGCCCGCATTGCGCAAGAGCAGGCAGCAGCAGAAGAAGCACGAAGACTTGCCGCAGAAACACTAGCCGCTCAACAAGCAGCAGAAGAGGCCGAGCGTATCCGGTTGGCAGAAGAAGAAGCCCAGCGTATTGCAGCCGAGCAAGCAGCCGCAGAGGCCGCAGCAGCACAGGCGCTTGCAGATGAGCAAGCAGCACTGGAGGCTTTGGCACAAAGACAGGCGGCGGAAGAGGCGGCAGCCCTGGCAGCAGAACAAGAGGCGCTTGCAGCCGCTGAAGCAGAACGTCTGGCAGCCGCTCAGTTGGCAGCAGAACAACTTGCTGCTCAAGAGGCTGCCCAGTTAGCCGCTGACCAAGAGGCTGCTGCTCAACTCCAGGCAGCAGAACAACTTGCGGCGCAACAAGAAGCGGATCGTCTAGCGATGGAAGCGCAACTTGCGGCGACTCCTGACCCCGATCCGATCTACGATGCGCCGACACAAGGTGAACTTTTACAAGCGGCTGAAACCGCGCAAGCGGCCACAGAGGATTTATTCACGACACCTACCGATACGGCGACAGCGATAGACCGTGGTGCGTACGGACAGGTGTTTGATCCCGTCGGTGGAGGTATCGGTTCGCTCCAAGCCGCGCTGGACAGAATCAATCTAACGGTGCCAGATCCTGTAGAAAATTTTGCGTTTGGATACCCGACCAGCCGGGGCATGGAAATCCAACGCACTTACATGCCTTTTGAAGGCACAGAGGAAGAGCGGGCTACAGGTTACACGATGCCGATTTACAAGCCGGTGGCTCAACAAACCATGCCGTCGTTGTTCAGGACAACAGAAACTGGCGATGTAGACCCTGACGCGTTCACTGCGGGCTCTGCTGCGCCGGGGCCTGGTTCAGGCACCATCAACACCGGCACGCAAAGCACGGCCCCCGGCACATACGGTCTTGAGCCGACGCAGATGTATCAATGCCCGAATGGGTACGTGTTGTCTTTTGTGAATGGCAATCCGATCTGTAATCTTGTCGGTGGCGGCGGTCCTGGTAAGAAACGACAAGTCCCACCCGAGGTGATCGACATTACAGGCGTGGGTGGTATGCGATACGGCGGTGATGTAGGCTTGAGTCAAGGCATCGGAAGCTTTGGAGCTTAGATATGGCAAATGGTGATACCCCACCTGTTTCGTTGATGGATCGAGAAGGTTTGAATCTCGATGATGAGAACTTGCAGGCTGTTGAAGTAGAGGCTTTACCAGGCGATTTGATTACGAATGTAGAGATTGAAGGCATAGAGATTGTTCGAGAAGACGACGGCGGTGCTACTTTAGACTTTGATCCTTTTCGTAACCGGGATCGAGAAGACGATTTTTATGACAATCTAGCAGAGTTTTTGCCAGATTCGGTGCTTGCCCAAGTTTCTAACGAGCTTATGGAGCAATACAGTGCCAATCGAGCGTCAAGACAGGACTGGGAAGACGCGTACTCCAAGGGCCTTGAGCTTTTGGGCTTCAATTACGAAGAGCGCACAGAGCCTTTCCGAGGCGCAACGGGTGTAACGCATCCCCTTTTGGCGGAAGCGGCGGTTCAGTTTCAAGCGCAAGCCTTTAACGAGCTTTTGCCAGCGGACGGTCCAGTACGAACCACGGTTCTTGGCTCACAAACCACGGAAAAAATGGACCAAGCCAAGCGTGTTCAAGACTTTATGAACTACTACATCACCAATGTGATGGAAGAATACACGCCAGAGTTTGACCAGATGCTGTTTTATTTGCCTTTGGCGGGCTCTACGTTCAAAAAAGTGTACTTTGACGACGCTCTGGGGCGGCCAGTTTGTAAATTTATACCGGCAGAGCACCTTGTGGTGCCGTATGAAAGCAACGATCTAGAGACTTGTCCCAACATTACGCACGTTGTGCGTATGTCTTTGAACGATTTGCGTAAACAGCAGGTCAGTGGCTTCTATCGAGACATCAAAGTCCTGCCTTCACAGCCCGATTCGACCAGTGTCAGCGATGAAATCGACTATATCGACGGCACGCGGGCCACTGGAGTCGACTATGACTGCACGTTGTTGGAGTGTCACGTCGATTTGGACATTGAGGGGTACGAAGATACCGACGAAAACGGTGAAATGACCGGCATCAAGGTGCCGTATGTGGTCACAATCAGTGAAGACAACGGCAAAGTGTTGGCAATCCGACGAAATTACCGCGAAGACGACCCCTTAAAGTCAAAAATTCAGTATTTTGTCCATTACAAGTTTTTGCCGGGCTTCGGTATGTACGGAATGGGCTTGATTCACACGATTGGTGGCCTTTCTCGTACTGCGACGGCGGCTTTGCGTCAATTGATCGACGCAGGAACGCTTTCTAACCTCCCTGCGGGCTTCAAAGCCCGTGGTTTGCGGATCAGAGACGACGAAGACCCCTTGCAACCTGGCGAATTTAGAGATGTGGACGCTCCTGGCGGGCAAATACGCGATTCTTTGATGCCTTTGCCCTTCAAAGGCCCCGATGGAACGTTATTTCAGCTTTTGGGCTTTGTAGTTCAAGCCGCTCAACGTTTTGCCACGATAACCGATATGAAGATAGGCGATGGCAATCAATCGGCGGCTGTTGGCACGACGATTGCTATGATTGAGCAAGGTGCCCGCGTGATGAGCGCGATTCATAAACGCCTTCATTACGCCATGAAGGTTGAGTTTAAGATTTTGGCGCGTGTAATGAATGAAAGCCTGCCCAATGTGTACCCGTACGCCGTTGCGGGGGCAGATCAGGCGGTGAAAGCAAGAGATTTCGATGAACGTGTAGACGTATTACCGGTTTCTGACCCAAACATTTTCTCACAAAGTCAGAGAATCGCTTTGGCGCAGACGGAACTACAGCTTGCAATGCAGGCACCGCAGCTTCACAACATGCCGCAGGTGTACCGTCGAGTTTATGACGCTATGGGTGTCAAAAACGTAGACCAAATTCTCAACGCTGAAGTGACTGACGAAGTGCGTCCGAAAGATCCTGCGCAGGAGAACATGGACGCCCTCGAAAACGTGTCTCTAGAGGCGTTTAAGGGGCAAGATCACATGGCGCATATACAGTCCCACCTGTTGTTTGTAACGGGCGGTGTGGCCGCTACGTTGCCCCAGGTGGTGCTTGCGATACAGAAGCACATACTGAACCATGTGCAGTTGATGGCGGAAGAGCAAGCTGAGGCGGCTTTTGCGCAGCAGAATCCAAACGTTGCACTGGCAGATCCTACAAACAACGCCCCTTTCCAAGCGTTGGTGGCGCAGTTTGTGGCGCAAGGCATGCAGCAGGCGGTCGCTCTGGGTCAACAGATACAGCAAGCGGGTCAGCCGCAGGAGCAGCAAGGACCCGATCCGTTGATAGCGTTGAAACAACAAGAGCTTCAATTGAAAGCTCAACAAGAGCAAAACGACGTTGCGGAAGAGCAAGCCAAACTCCAACTCGAAAGAGAAAAACTGGCGCAACGCGAAGCGAACTTCCAGCAAAGGCTGGCTAGTCAAGAGGCCCAAACTCAGGCTCGTATTCAAGCGGGCATCGAACGGGAACTATTGAAACAAAGAGGTGACACATGAGAACAGTGAAAGTGAATGGCGTGAAGCCGAAAGAACCGCCGACACCTGTAGCAAAGGCCGATATCGAAGGCCAAGGCAGTATTCCATACGCTGTGGCTACCGAAGAAGTAACCCCTAACACAATGACGGCGAAAATTACCCGTGGTCAAAAGCGTGGTATGGGCGCAGCGTTACGAGGCGGACGCTTTACAATCGCATAAAAAGCGATAGTATCGGACTTACTCGGAGAGTAAACGACAAGGAAAACCCTTGAACGATCTAGATGTCGTGCAGTTTGTGCAAAAAACATTGAAAGGTCGCAAAGCCCAAATTCAAGAACTCATGTCTGAAGGCGGGATAAAAGATATGGAACATTACAGAGAGTGCATGGGTGAAATCAGAGCGTGTGATTACGTTTTGGTTGAGCTTTCTGAAATGCTAAAAAAACAGGAACAAAGAGATGCCTGATACGAATGAAGCACTAGACGTGTCTGAGTGCTACGTCGCAGAAGAAAAGCGGGTATTAGACCCGTCCCTAATGGATAAAGAACTTATTGAACGTTTACCCCAACCAACGGGGTGGCGCATCTTGATCATGCCCTTCCGCCCACCGGAAAAGAGTGACGGCGGTATTTTACTTGCACCCAAAACCCTAGAAGAAGACGTGATACAGACACAGGTCGGTTACGTTTTGAAGGCTGGGCCGCTTGCATACAAAGACAAAGAGCGATACCCCACCGGAGAATGGTGCAAAGAAGGCGATTGGGTGATTTTTGCTCGATACGCTGGATCTCGTTTTCGTTTGAACGGCGATAAAAAAGCAGCTTTCGGCAGCGAAGTGCGAATGCTGAACGACGACGAGGTGCTAGGCACGATTTTAGATCCAAAAGACATTTATCACGGTTAGGAGTAAAAAATGGCAGAGTCAAGCCCTGCGCACGAGCCGGATGACGGACAGATCAATCTGGAGTTCGATGAAGAGGCGCAAGAAGTTGTTTTAGAAGAAGATTCTCAGCAAACCGCAGCAGCACCGGAACCGGTCGCGACTGAGGAAGAATCGGTCGATGAACATGAGCAGTATGGCAAATCGGTTCAAAAAAGAATCAACCAGCTTACAAAACGTGCGAGAGAGGCAGAAAGAGAGCGCGAAGAGGCGGTCAAGTTCGCACAAGCCGTTCAGCAAGAAAACCAAAGCGTCAAGCAGCGGCTGCATAATCTAGATAAGAATTATATTGACGAGTACGGCAACCGGGTTTCGTCAGAGCAACAACGCGCCAAGGATGAACTCAAGGCTGCGATAGAGACAGGCGATACCGATAGGCAGCTTGAGGCACAAGAAAAAATTTCACAGCTTGCCGTTGCTGCGGATCGTCACGCCCAGGCACGTGCTCAACGAGAGGCCCAAGCCGCACAGTTTGAACAAGAGGTGCAGCAGCCCGCCTATCAGCCAGCGCCACAAACGCAAAGACCAGATCCCAAAGCAGAAGAGTGGGCAGAAAATAACACTTGGTTCGGACAAGACTCTGCCATGACTTTTGCAGCATTCGGTATTCACAAAGAGTTGATCCAAGAGAAAGGCATGGACGGCACAAGTGACGAATACTATGATGCCCTAGATTCCGCTATGCGAGACGCGTTTCCTCATAAGTTTTCGGACGTTGAAGAAGAAGTTTCGCAACCGCGCCGGACTACACAAACTGTAGCCGGTGTATCTCGTCCGTCGAAAGGCGGGCGCGGCAAAAAGGTTAGACTCTCCCCTAGCCAAGTAACTATTGCCAAACGATTGGGAGTGCCGCTTGAAGAATATGCGAAGTACGTGAAGGAGTAGACATGGTAGATTCAACTGACAAAGAAATTGAAGCGATCAAGAAAACTTCTCGCGCAAAATCATCTAGGGCCTCGACTGCACAACGCAAACCGTGGTCCCCTAAGTCAAACTTAGATGCTCCACCCGCGCCTGAAGGGTTCAAACATCGCTGGATACGTGCCGAAACTCGTGGCTTTGATGACACAAGTAACATCAGCGCACGTCTCCGAGAGGGCTACGAGTTAGTCCGACGAGATGAATACCCTGACTTTGAGGCACCAGCTATTGAATCGGGTAAATATGAAGGGGTGTTTGGAGTTGGCGGATTGCTTCTAGCTAGGATTCCGTTAGAGACGGTGGCCGAAAGAACCGATTACTTCAACAGGAAGCACGCGGATCAAGTCGAAGCCGTTGAAACTGATGTCCTACGAGAGAATGCACATTCAACTATGCGCATTGGCAAACCTGAACGTCAATCGCGTGTTACTTTTGGTGGTCCTCGTAATCAGTAAGGTATTAGGAGACTTTTTATGGCAAATCAGGAAACCGCGTACGGTCTACGTCCGATTGGACTTGTAGGTAGTGCCGTCAATTCTACTGGTGTAACGAAGTATGAAATTGCTTCTGATAACACCAATGCCATTTTCCAGTACAGCATCGTCATCCCGCTTGCTGCGGGCGTGATTGACCAAGCTGGAGACACCGCAGGCGGCACCACTGCTGCTCTGGGTGTTTTGGTAGGTGTGGAATATGTCGACTCGACTTCAAAGAAGACTGTATTTAGCAACTATTGGCCCGGATCAAACAACGTAAGTGTTGACACTAATTTCCCTGTCAAAGCTTTGGTTGCAGACAATCCGATGCAAACTTTCCAAGTCGCAAGCGACGCATCACTGACTGACCGTGCTACAGCACTGACCGGTGTATTCGCGAACGCAAGCCTTGGTACGTCTGCTCGTACGGGCTCTACTAACACGGGTCGTTCTAACTCGGCTTTGAGTGTTTCATCTATCGCTACAACTGCTACCCTGCCGTTGAAGATCATGGGTCTCGTCGACGACGACGCGAACAGTGACTTCACCGCAGCAGGTATTGGTTTGATTGTACGCATAAATGCACACTACAATTCGCCAAACGCTCGATTCGATTCACAAACCACTGCCACTACAACTGGCATCTAAGGTAGGAGAACTTCAATGCCTATTACTCGCGCACAATTAGCGAAAGAGCTTGAACCTGGCCTTAATGCTTTGTTCGGGCTTGAGTATGATCGTTACGATCAAGAGCACGCAGAAATTTTTGACGAAGAAACTTCAGACCGAGCGTTTGAAGAAGAAGTCATGCTTTCTGGCTTTGGTACTGCCCCTGTGAAATCAGAAGGCAGCGCAATCTCGTTCGATGACGCGCAGGAAACTTACACTGCACGCTATACGCACGAGACAATCGCGCTCGCTTTTTCGATCACCGAGGAAGCGATTGAAGACAATTTGTACGACCGGTTGGCAGCGCGTTACACGCGTGCGCTGGCTCGTTCAATGTCTCAAACCAAGCAGATTCGTGCTGCTACCGTTTTGAACCAAGCATTCAGCACAGCCTCACCCATAGGTGACGGTGCTGCGCTTTGTTCGGCGGCTCACCCCTCAATCTCTGGTAACCAGACTAACCTTCTAGCTACTGCAGCGGATCTCAATGAGACTTCGTTAGAGCAAATGCTGATTGATATTGCTGGTCTGACAGACGAAAGAGGTCTGAAGATTGCTGTTCGTGGTATGAAATTGATCATACCGAAAGAACTGCAATTCATTGCAGAAAGAGTTTTGAACTCAAATCTGCGACCGGGAACGGCTGATAACGATATCAATGCCAATAAGTCTATGGGTATGCTTCCAGAAGGGGCGGTTGTAAACCACTTCTTGACGGATACAGACGCGTTTTTCATCAAGACAGACGCCCCGAATGGCTTCAAGTTGTTCCAAAGAACTCCCATCAAGACAGCGATGGAAGGCGATTTCGACACAGGAAACATGCGCTTCAAAGCTCGCGAAAGATACTCTTTCGGCGTCAGCGATTGGCGTGCTGTGTTCGGGACACCCGGCGCATAAGCAGAACTTTCTGCTTGAGAAGGGCGACAATGTCGCCCTTTCTTTTTGCCTGTTTCTTGGTTATCTTTCTCCTATCCTGACAGGTGCATCCCGTGCCTGACACCAGCCACGACAGGAGATGACAATGGCTAATACTACTTTCTCGGGTGCAGTCCGCTCTGAAAGCACTTTCAAGACTGTAAGCAAAAATTCCACTACTGGCGCGATCACTGAAGTTGCAACTATTGGTGACGGTCCCGTAAGTCTTTCTGATGGAAATGTTACGCTCACTAATGCAACTCATAGCGGAAGGATTCTTCTTGTCCCTGATGGTGGGCAAGATAATACTTATACGCTCCCGGCTCCTATTGCTGGATCTATTTTTAGGTTTGTCTACGCTGGTGGCGCTGCTGATGCCACTGATGCGCTTATCGTTACTCCCGGCAACACTAATTTTTATATTGGTGGTGTTACTTTCCTAGACACAGACGGCAACGAAGTAAGCTCCGTATTTTCCGATGGTAACTCCAACAGCAGCATTCAATTGAACGTACCTGCTGGCTTTGATGTGACAATCATTGGTCTGAACACTACCAACTACCAAATCTTCGGTAATGTAACGAGCACAACTGCCCCCGCATTTGCTGACCAATAGTAGGAGTGAGTTATGGCTGATGCAGTAACGTCGCAAACATTAGTCGATGGTCCGAAGTTTGCCGTACTCAAACTGACCAACATTTCAGACGGTACGGGCGAGTCGGCGGTCACGAAAGTAGACGTGTCAGCTTTGCAACCTAGTGCTGATGGTGATACTTGCACAAGTGTCACCATCGACCGAATCTGGTGGCAATGCATAGGCATGAAAGTGCAATTACTGTTCGATGCTACCTCAGACGCCTTTATCATCGAACTAGGTGAAAATCAAAGTGGTGACCACGATTACAGCAGTTTCGGTGGCCTGACTAACAATGCCGGGTCCGGCAAAACTGGTGACATTAAGTTCACTACAGTGGGTGCTAGTTCAGCGGACACGTACACTGTGATCTTGTACATGAGGAAAGGCTTCGACTAATGGCAACGACCAAGGACGTGAAACGTTTGCCCTCTGGTCGTTTACAGTATCGGGGTGAAACTTTCTCTGGGTACAACCAGCCAAAAAGGACACCCGGTAAAAACAAGAAGTCTGCGGTCTTAGCCAAAAAAGGCAACGAGGTGAAGATTGTTCGGTTCGGTGATCCCGACATGACAATCAAGAAAAACCAGCCTGGTCGGCGCAAAAACTTTCGCGCTCGACATGGGTGTGACACAGCGAAAGCCAAAGATAAATTTACGGCACGGTATTGGAGTTGCGACGCATGGTGATTACGCGAGGCAGTATGCCAAGAGGATTGACGTATTACGCTAAAGGTGGCGGCGCGTCTAAGAAGAGCAAAGGCAGTAAAATTTGTCCCGAAGGCAAAGCTTGGGCCAAACGTACCTTTGATACCTATCCGTCCGCTTACGCGAACTTGGCAGCCAGCAAGTATTGTAAAGACCCAAATTACGCCAAAAAGGCAAAAGGTGGGAAGAGAAAGGGCCGATAATGGGCGAGCTCAAAAAATGGCTTGATCAGAAATGGGTCCGCATCAACACAGAAGGCGACATTGTTGGCGAGTGTGGCAGTTCTGAAAACAAGAAAAACCCAGACCGTTGCCTGCCAGAGAAAAAAGCACGCTCGTTGAGTAAATCAGAGCGAGCAGCTACGGCACGTAAAAAGAAGCGAGAAGGGTCAAAAGGTAAAACCGTCGTTGCAAACACGCCCAAAGCCAAAGTCACCAAGATGAAGGCGGGTGGGGCTGTAAGAGCGGAAATTGCTAGGGGATGCGGGGCTGTTATGAGTGACCGCAGAAAGAAAACAAAATACTTGTGAGGTAAGTATGTCTAGAGTGAATCTTGGTATGGGCGGTTTCAAGAAAAAAGCTGCACCCAAAAAGAAAGCGATGAAGAGTAAAGGTAGCGCACAAGGGGCTAAAATGAAGTCCAAAGGCGGCGCTATGGGTGGCAAAAAAGAAATGATGCCCGGCGGTATGAAGAATGGCGGCGGCGTGAAGCCAAAAGGCATGAAGAACGGCGGCAAGATGGCCCCCAAAGGCATGAGATACGGCGGCAAAATGAAAAAGAAAGGTGAGAAGGTAGGCGGCAAAATCTGATATGCCTTACCTACAATCTAACATCCCGCACTTTAAGTGCTGGGTGCGTCGTGAATACACGAAAAACCACGAGGAATATCACGGCGAGTTCCTGCATGCTATGGCAATTGCTGTGACTACAATGCCGTGCAGGTGTCTTAGCTTTCAGTTGATCTTTACCGGGATCGAAGCAGAGGGCGAAGAAGAAGACACTGTTCACGGGGGCGCTATGTGGGCTCGTATGCCGATCACAGCGTTGGTAGGGGATGTCCCATTAGAAGAATGGCCGGAACCTATGCCGGTTTGGGCTGCTCAACCTTGGGATTGTAGCTCTCACCATCACTCGGTATATGTGCTTGATAGGGCCACACCGTGCCCTTGGTTGGCAAAGATTGACGGTGAGATGTACCCCGCCAAGTATCTTTTCACCGTGGATTACTCAGAGAGTGAGATTGCCGACGATCCTGCGCAACATAAGCAGAGTCATGTGTTGCAGTTGTTGGATGCGGGCTCTTGGACAGGCAACATAGTGGCTTTGCCGAATAATCGCGTACGGGTTACACACCCCGCGTGGTTTGAAACAGGAGAGGGCGCACCGGATTTCAAGCCTTCTGCGCATATACATTATTCAAAAAGCGATTTAGATTACACGCTTGACGTGAATCAAATTTTTGACAATTTGTACAATGACAACCAGCAATAGCAAAGACTTTGAATTAGATGTCGCAGAGTATGTCGAAGAGGCGTTTGAACGCTGCGGCCTCGAAGTAAGGACCGGCTACGACCTTAAAACGGCACGTCGATCTTTGAATTTGCTGTTTGCGGATTGGGCAAATCGAGGTCTGAATCAATGGACCATCGAGCAGACATCGATAACTTTGGCATCCGGTGTTCGCGATTACCCTGGCGGCACCCTCACCATGACCGTTGCTGCCTCTGCTAATTTTTCTGTCGCTGAGACAATCACTGGCGGTACGAGTGCTGCAACAGCCACGATTACAAGCAAACCCTCGGCTACCACATTAGCTTTGACCATTCCTTCTGGTACGTTCCAGGCGGCAGAGACTATTACCGGGGGCACTAGCGGCGCTACCACTACAGTCAGTTCTGCGGTTGATTTATCGGATGTGCGTAGCACCATCGATATTTTGTCTGTTGTGGTGACACGCGACAGCACCGATTTTCAAATAGAGCGCGTAAGTCGTTCTAGTTACCTGAACATACCCAATAAAGCGCAAACTGGGCGTCCAAACCAGTTCTTCTTAGATAGACAAATCACTCCGGTGCTGCGGGTATGGCCGACGCCGGACAAGAACACCGACATTATAAAGTTTGATCGTTTGACTCGTATTGATGATGCAGACACAAATACTAATACAGTCGATGTCCCGTTTCGGTTCTACCCGTGTCTTACGGCAGGACTGGCTTACTACATATCAATGAAGCGCAATCCTGGCATGATGGCGGTCTTGAAGCAGGTGTATGAAGAAGAAATGCAGCGTGCTATGGACGAAGATAGAGATCGTGCATCGCTGCGCATCAGTCCTGGCTACGAGTCCTACAGGAATTAACGATGTCCGGTTTTGCACGAGGTAAATACGCTTACGGAATATCAGACCGCTCCGGTGTCCGGTACAAGCTCAACCGTATGAAACGAGAGTGGAACGGTTCTCTTGTAGGGCCGGACGAGTACGAGCCCAAGCAACCTCAATTGTTCCCAAAACCCCCGGTTGATGACCCACAAGCTTTACGCAATGCACGACCAGATCGTGTTGAACCAATGGTTGTGTCGGTCGGGGTGCCCAACGTTCTTGAGAAAACTTTTACCCCCGTCAAAGCATCAACGCAAGTTGGCACAGTCACAGTGGTGATCACATGAGTTTTACTTTTGACAGCTTGAAGACGGCTATACAGGATTACCAGGAGACGAGCGAGACTACGTTTGTCAATAATCTGCCGGTGTTTATCAAAGAGGCAGAAGAGCGAATACTCAAAAACATAGAGTTGCCGGTGTTTCGTAAAAACGTCACGGGTACGGCTGCGCAAGACAACACGTATCTGGCAACCCCCACAGATTTTTTATCTCCTTACAGTTTGGCAGTGATCAGCAGCAGTGAATACGAGTATTTGTTGTTTAAGCACGTCAGCTTCATCCGTAGTTACACGCCCAATCCAGCTACGACGGGCACGCCGAAATACTATGCTTTGTTTGATGACAACACGTTTATTTTGGCTCCGACGCCTAGCACTAATTTTACGTTTGAACTCCACTACAAGTTTCGTCCTACATCACTGACAGCGGGTGCGGGTTCTGGCACGACTTGGCTTTCCGAGAATGCGCCTGACGCTTTGTTGTATGGTTCCTTGGCGGAAGCTGCGACGTTTTTGAAGATTCCAGATGAAGCTGCCAAATACGAGCAAAGATTTGCCCAAGCGGTGGCTGCGCTCAAAGATTTGGGCGAGGGTTATGGCGCTCGCGATGAGTACCGATACGATATATCCAAAGGCAGATAGGCGTGTTTGAAACCGTAGAGTCATCAATAGGGCAGGTCACAGTAGCAACCACTCAGAATAGGGGTCATTCTGTCGACTACTGGTCAGAAGAGGCGACCAAACGTATAGTTAGTGTGGGTGGCAAAAGTCACCCTTTGATCGCGCAGCAAGCAGAAGCTTTCAAAGAATCTGTTTCTAATGTGATTTTGTTTTATATGAAAGAGGCAATCAAAAGCGACCGTACCACTTTGATTGCTTTGTTGGAGCAACAAGGCCATCAGGACATGGCAGAAATACTCAGGAGACTGTAATGGCTATCACGACGGCTATGTGTACCAGCTTCAAAAAAGAACTTTTGGAGGCTGTTCACAATTTCAAGAATACAGGGGGCAGCACGTTCAACCTCGCGTTGTACACCAGTTCAGCTAGTTTAGGCGCAAGCACGACTGCATACACTACCTCAAATGAGGTATCTGGCACTGGGTATACTGCCAAAGGCGCGTCTCTTACGCGAGTAGATCCAAGCACTTCTGGCACCACGGCGCTCACAGATTTCAGCGATCTTACGTTCAGCAGTAGCTCCATAACAGCACGTGGGTGTTTGATATTCAACGACAGTGCTAGTGGCGACCCCGCTGTTTGCGCGTTGGATTTTGGTGGCGACAAGACGTCCAGTTCCGGTGATTTCACTGTGCAGTTCCCAACTGCGGATGCGTCGAACGCGATCATCCGTATTGCCTAACATGCAGTGGCTCAACAGTCCCAACAGACCAAGATGACTCCAGCGGAGTATCTGTTGTGGCTGAAGCAGCAACAAGATGCGAGTCATAATCAGTAGGGAATAAGAGTGGCAAATGTAACGGGTTGGGGCAGAGGCACTTGGGGCCAAGGCGCTTGGGGCGAGCCCATACCCGTCGAAGTGACAGGGGTTTCTGCGACGGGTGCCGTAGGCTCCGTGACAGTTACGGGAGATGCAAATGTTACAGTCACAGGCGTTGCAGGAACAAGTGCAGTTGGAACAGTCACGGTTTCAACGGATGCTAATGTCAGTGT